GTTAAGGGGAAGGGGGGAAAAAAGGGGGGAGCAGGGAGTCCCAGATTGACCGGGGTTCATCTGGACGGCAAAGACATGGTGAGGCAGTTACCATCCCCGGTACCGCTCCCTGCACTTTGATGCTAACATGATTGCCATGATGAGTATCAGGTGTAGAGACTGCCCCAGATGTAGTGGCGTTACAGAGGAGAACGAGGATCGAAAGCATTGTCTGTTATGTGGTTGGGTTAATTACAAAGATCCGGTATCTGGTAGAAGAAAAGCTAGAAGGGCTGTTATCAAGAACAATTCACTGGGAGAGGTTGTAGTTCCGTACTACGGAGGCTACAAGCGTTTTGCTGGTATAGATGCCAAGGTAAAGATCACGGTAGCTAATCGCAATAACGGTGCTGAGGGATTTCTTTACGAGATGAATTGCCCTTACAAGGAATGTGGTGAGAGTGTACTTCCTGAGAAGCACAGGCATTGCAGAAAGGATATCCCTGCTAGGTACGTGTGTACTGAGAACCATGTGTGGTATCTTGTTATAGAGAATAACCAGCCTAGTTTTTGGAGGTAGTTATGCCTAAAGTCGGAAATAAGCGTTTCTCTTACAGTGATAAGGGTAAGAAAGCTGCTAAGAAGTATGCCAAGAAAACTCGTAGAAAAATGACTAATACTAGGAAGAAAAAGTAATGCCAGCAAGCCACGCAGAAGTATCAGGCACTAGGCCAGAGGACGTTAAGGCTAGGCAGAACATGTTCCTTGAGGCGTTTGATAAGCACGGAACGATTAAACATGCCTGTATGGAAACCAAGATCAGCAGAGAAGCTATATCTAGGTGGAGGAGAGAGGATCTATATGGTTTCATACAGAGATTTGATGATGCCAAGGAAGACTACGCAGAGATAATTGAGAACGTAGTATTTGAAAGGGCGAAAAAATCTGATTGTAACCCGATACTACAGATATTTGTTTTGAAGGCATTAAAGCCTGACAAGTATCGTGACATGGCAGTTGTTACTGACGATGTTGCCAAGGATGTTATGAAGGATCTGAGGAATAAGTTTAAGGGAATTAAATTTTCTGATGACGATTCTCCTGACAAATCCGCAGAACAGCAGGCAGAAGACATCCTGAGAGGTAAGAACTAGTCGGGCTATTCGGGGGTTTTGCGAGTGACTTCATATTCCCCTCCGTTTAGCCCCTGAAAAGGGAACCGATTATGACTCAACTGACTACTGGGCCATCCCAGATCAATGAGGTAACTAATTACATCTACGACAAGGTAGGGTTTTCTCCTACTCCTCTTCAGGTTCCCATACTGGCATCACGTAAAAGGTTTATTCTGGTAGCTGGTGGTGAGCAGGCTGGTAAATCTATGGTTGCTGCTAAGTATTTACTGGGCAGATTCCTAGAAAATGACGGCCCCGGCTTGTACTGGCTGGTAGCTGCTGACTACGAAAGGACCAGAGCGGAGTTTGAGTATCTCGTTGAGGACTTCGGTTCACTGGGATTGCTAAAGGAATCCACTAAAAGGGTAGATCCCGGCAGGATAATACTGGCAGACGGCACCCGGATAGAGACTAAATCAGCTAAAGACCCACGTACTCTGGCTATGAGGGCACCTAATGGGATCATAGGATGCGAGGCATCGCAGTTAGATCTCGAGACTTTCCACAGATTACGAGGAAGATGTGCCCCGAAAAGGGGCTGGCTCTTTTTAGCTGGTACTTTTGAAGGCTCTCTAGGATGGTATCCACAGATGTATCAGGCATGGCAACACGCTTCTGAGGCAGATGAGAAGGCTTTCTCCCTGCCAAGCTACTCAAACAGCCATTTGTATCCCGGCGGTAGAGAAGATCCTGAGATTCTGGCACTTGAAAGAGCTTCATCAGATGACTTTTTCATGGAGAGAATCGAAGGCGTACCGTCACCACCACAGGGACTGGTGTTTACTGAGGTAAGGCCAGATATCCATGTACAGGAGATCGAGTACGAGCCAGATGTTCCGGTCCATATCTGGATTGACCCCGGTTACGCAGAGGCTTATGCCTGTGAAATTGTACAGGTGGTTAACGATCAGATAAGAGTTATAGATGAAATATACGAAAGGAACCTAGTTACTGATGAAATGGTAGATATAGCCCAGTCCCGGCCGTGGTGGAGGGACGCACGGTTCGGAGTCATAGACGTTGCTGGATATCAGCATCAGGCTATGGCTGCTCCAGCAGAAGTATGGCTGGAAAGAACAGGGATATATTTTGATTCAGAGAAGATCAGGATTAACGAGGGAACCGAAAGATTAAAGTCGTTTCTCAAGACAGATCCGGTAGAAAAGCGTGACCCACGGATAGTATTTAGCCCTAAATGTAAGGGGATTTTGTCCGAACTTGGAGTGCAACCAAACCCATTCGATGGGCAGTCAAGAGCGTATAGGTGGAAGATGGATAGAGATGGTAATATAGTGGGACAGACTCCAGAAGACAGGTATAACCACGGAGTGAAGGCAGTTATCTACGGTCTTATTAATCGTTACGGTTACGGATATATTACGGAAAACAGCACAATAAGAGTGAAACGCTGGTAATGGCTAATTACAAACCTGAAGAAATAAGTGCCCTAGTAGATAATCATTATGATTTAACCGAACCACTGCGAACTAGGATGGACAACGACCACAAGTTGTACAGGCTGGAAGAGTTCGATGCAGGAGAGGGATACCAGTCATACACATCCAACGAACCACAGGTCTATGCAGACAAGTTGATATCTTGGATGACCTCATCAGAGATGGTAGTACGAATACCATACGGTAATTCTGAGAGAGAACAGAGAGAGAACAACGATTCCAAGGAAAGATTTCTTATAGGCTTGGATAAAGCTGCCAACGAAAGAATGGCAAACAGGTTCCAGCCTCCCATCAGGAACCAGATAGCTTGGTATATAGCTGTCAGGGGCTGGTACGCAGGAAGGGCACTGTTCGTTAAGGACGATGACGGTGAAACTCATGTTGATATACAGCCTTGGGACCCCATGCACACGTACTGGGGTGAAGGAAACAAGGGTCTTTCTTGGGCCTGTTACAAGGTAAAACGTACTCCTTCAGAGATAAAGGCTATGTATGACGTAGACATATCAGGTGAAGGAAGTGACCCGAATGATGACGATGCCGTGGACGTTTATGACTTTTATGACTCAGAAGACAACATAGTATGCACAGATACAGAGGTTCTTAAGAAAAGAACCAAGCACGGATCGGAGCGTGTACCTGTTTTTCTTGGGCCAGTAGGCTCTCAGCCACTGGTACAGGCCATAACTGATACTGGAAACCTCGATACCATCGAGGATTATGGGGAATCCTGCTTCAAATCCTCTAGAGATCTGTACGAAAAGCATAATTTTATGATGAGCGTGATGCTGGAACTCACAGCAAGATCACGCAGACAGGGGTTAAAGGTAAAATCCAGAGACGGAACCAAGACACTGGAAGAAGATCCATTCAAGGAAGGCTCTGAAATCGCACTTGGGCAGGGCGAAGACGTAGAACCACTGGGATTACTGGAAATGTCCAGAGAATCCGGGGCTTTTATGGGTCTTGTTGCAGGAGAAATGCAGAGAGGTGGCTTACCTCACTCTATTTACGGTCAACTTGAGTTCCAGTTGTCTGGATTTGCCATAAATACCCTGCGTCAGGGCGTAGAAACTGTACTTGTTCCACGACTTTCTGCATTAGAGAGGGCATATTCGATCATATTCCGTCTCATGTGCGATCAGTACATAACTGGAGCCTTTAAATCCATAGAGGTTAGCGGTCAGGACAAGAACAGGATGTATTTCTCAGAAGAAATTACTCCTGAGATGATTCGTAACGGAGGCGATGCCGAAGTTACGTTCATGGGCCAGCTGCCTCAGGACGAAATGAGCAAGATGAGCATGGCCCAGATTGCAAGAGAAGGGCAGACTCCCCTGCTTCCAGATACATATATACGTGACCAGATACTTGGACTACAGTCAGCAGATCAGGTTGATGATTCGATCAAAACCCAGATGGCTGAGAGTATGTTACCCGAAGCTGGCCTGTGGACAATGTTACAGGCAGCGATTAATCAGGGAAGACAGGACTTGGCACAGTTCTATCAGGGTGAATTGTTAAGATTATTTACCATGAAGAGCATGGAACAGGCACAGATGATGGGTGGCGGTGGTATGGGTCCGCAGGGAGGCCCACCTCAGGGCGGTCCACCGATGGGTCCACCGGGGGCACCTCCAATGGGACCACCGGGATTACCACCTCAGGTAATGCCTGATGCAATGATGGGTGTACCACCAGTACCTCCCACTGCTCCAGTTGGTCCTTCAGTTCCACCGGGAACTCCAAGACCGGGGGCACAGAATAC